GCCGCGCACCGCTGCGTAGGCATTTATAAGATTTTCGCTACTGGCCTCAATTTCGCCAAATTTTGCGCCCTTGTATTGCTTCGGAACTATTACTTCAGTTTGCGTGCCGGGGCTAACCTTGCCCTTAAAATGCCCTGGCGCTTCAAAATCACCGGGCGACGGCAACCCAAGCCTTTTGGCAGCAAGGTCATTACCGTCGTCGTCTAAAAACGCCTTGGAGTGTGCAACGTGATATTCAACCTGTTGTTCATACGGAGCGTTAAACATTTCGCTCATATGTCCACTTTCGCGGCTGGGTATGGTTTCCGTGCTAATCTGGCCCAGATTTTTTTTCGCCGCATCCGAATAGTCAAACTTCATATCATCGATGGACTTGCCGGCATTGCGCGCCTTGTTGGCAACCCAGATCGCCGCCTGTGCCTGTTGTGGTTCCCAGCCTAATTTATCCGCAATGCGTTTCGTTTCATTCTCTACAAAAGTATATTGGGCGTCTGTCGGCGTGCCGCTATATAGCGTGCCGTCTTTATTTTCAAAACCGAACGCGCGCATCATGTGTATATCAACCGTTGCGCCCTGTTCCCTAGAAGGATCAATTTGACGCATAAGGTTATTATAAAAGGTATTGGTTTTGCGTCCGCCCCAACCGTCTTTGGAAAACGCTAGTTCCAGACGCCTGATCTGATCCGTTGGAAACTTGCCGGTTCTAATCGGGTTGCCGGCTTTCCACTGCGCATACGCCTGCATTGCAAAATCAAAATTTGAACCGACTGGTGTTTGGCCGCTTGATGTGATGGCGATAGCCTGTGCAATTTTATCGGCCTCTTTTACATCGCCGCCCACCATATCAAGAATTGCCTTGCCGGACTGCTCATACCAGAAACGCGCATTCTCGCCCTCCGTTGCTAGCTTTGTCAGGTTTCGACGCAACGCGCCCAGCTTCTGTGGGCTATCAAGACCGGGGGGTCTACCCGGCGGCGTTTTTCCGCCAGTTGGCCCGACACCCATGCCAACAACATTTGGATCAATCATGTTATCGAGCGCTCGGCCGCCTGCTTGCACACCTTTAACAAGACCCTTGCCGACTAGCGGCAGCGCCTCGCCAAGCACCGGCCCCGCTACCGCTCCAATTGCTGTATTTAGTCCAAGCTCACCGTAATCAGGTTCGGTTCTCAAGTTAAGTTCTGCGGCGACCTCTGGGTTAGCTATAGCAGCCTCATTCTCTGCTTTTTGGCGCATTAGATTATCAAGACCAGTGTAGGCACCGCCTTCGATAGCCAGCGCCGTAGCCGGCAAAATACGGTTACGCATATACGCCTTAAAGCCTTCTTTGAGCGCTGTTCTGGTTGCGTAGCGCCCGATAAATGCAGTGCCTAACGTGCCTAAACCAATGTAGGTTGACGGCGAACTAAACGTATATTGTAAAAACCGCCATGTGCCTTCCCACGTCGAATCTAACCGATCGTAGCCTGTTAAAAGCTCGTAGAACGCCAGTTTTTGTCGGCTGTCCATATCTGCGACATTAGAGAGAAAACTTATCCATTTTTCCGGCTTGTAATTGTAAGCCCCCATTAGTTCCTTAGCCCACTCGGTGACCTCCAAATCGCTTAAATCTGACGGCATTGTTAAATCGCCACCAAAATCGTCTTCTTCGTAAAATCGCTGCTGCGCCGCATCCGCCATTGGCCGACCCGTCTTGCGGCGCTCTTGCGGCCGAGGCCCAAGCGGTGAATTGTGAAGGATACGCGCAGCGGTTAAGAAATTATTGGCTTGCTGGCTGTTCATGCCCGGCAATTGACCGATCACCGGACTGTCAGTCAGATCGATATTTTTGTCTGGATTTTGGGCAGCCCAATCGGGATCAATGAACTTGTCTCTTAATGTCTGGGCCTCTTCCTCACCTAGCCCAACCCGCTCCATAACTTCGGGCGAAGCAACAATCATAATCATTGTTTGTTCGCCCCTTCATAATCAGACTTGTCCGTTTTATCCGCGTCCTTCGCGCTCTGCTTTGCTGCGCTTGTTCTTTCAATGTAGCCGCGCAGCATCTTTATTTTTAATCTCTCAAACGCCCATGTGTTGACCTTGCCTTTAAACTTTTCATTGGTCTCCACTAGCTGCGCGTCGACATCCTCAATCGTCCATTTATCAAATGGCTTTTTATTAGTGCCGTGCAAAAATGCGGGTATCTGGCGCAGTTGGACTTGTTCGTTTTTCAGCAAAGAGTCTATTGCAATGTTAAACGCCTCGCGCGGCAACATTCCGTCCTCGACCATTGATTCAAATTGAGCCTCAATCAGCGCGGCCTTTTGTTTTGCTCCCGGCAAAATCGACGACAATATGTCGTTTGAATCTGCAAACTGCGCGAGAACGCCAGCATAAGTTTTTGCCTGCCGGGCTTCCGGCGTTTGCGCCAACAGCTGCGGCACCCGGTTTTCGACGCGCAGATAATCTTCTTGCGATATTTTTAGCCCGATTTGTTTGGCGGCTTTTCCGACAATACCCATTAAGCGCGTGCGCTTGTCTCCAGCATCATCGTTAGCAACAGCGCGCATTTGTTTACGAATGTCGTTTAAATACAGTCCATCTGTAACGGCCGGGTTTCCGCTCTGGTTCAGCAGCGCAATCAACTGCTGATGCTGCTCAAATCTGATACCATTATTCTCAAGTAGGTCGTTAACTTGCTGCACATTTATTTGCGGAACCGCCTCGCCCTCAACCACATCGGGAGATGCCGGTGATTGGCTAGCAGCTAGATGCATTTTAGTAATCGCACTTGCCATCGCCGCGAATGTTGAATTTTCGTTTTCTGTTCTTTTGCGCCTGTTTTCCGCCTGCTGCCTTGCTTCATCGGAATTGTTTTGACTCTCAATAGAGTCAGCAAGTCGTGTTGCGCGCTCTGCCAGATCCTGCCGCGAGTTTGCTGTGAGGTCTGTAAACATTTTGGGGTTTTGAATGTTTTGCAGAACCGTCAATGCGCCTGCTTCATCCTTATTAATTACAGCCGCATTAAGTTGCTGCTCAACCTGTAGCACGGCGGCTTTATTCAAATACTGTTTCTCATATTTGTACTGGTCTTTTGCATCGATGTGTCCAATGTCAACCAACCCTTGAAACACTTTTACAAGGTCGTCACGCAAACGCTGGCGTTCTGGCTCAGTTGCAGCGCTTGCCAAACTTCGCGCTATGTCATCCGACTCACGCAATTTTTCAGAGACTGTTTCAGCGGCCATTAACTGGCGCGCATTTTTGCGCAGTGCCAGCCCCTGATTGCTGATGATACTGCTGGCTTCTGCTCCAAAGGTTCTTCTGGATACGCGGTCACTGAAGCTAATGCCGTCAACGCCGCCGGCATTCAACAGCTGCAACTCCTGTTTCATCAAAACCTGAAAAGCATCATTTGCCTTTTTGGCGTCAGGGATTACCCTCAAAGCAAACGCCGCCTCCTCAGCTTTTTTTGACAAATGTTTTTTAGCGGCTGCCACTTCACTGGCGCGGCGCATTTTCAGTTCTTTATCCAGCCAGTTGAGACCAGCGTTGGTTACCGTCTGACCTAATTGCGCCATTGCTCGGCCGGGTGCCGCCATTGCATCGCCGCTTAATCGGGCGTTGAGCGGCTGCGCGCCGGTCTTGCGCGTTAGCCCGGTTTTAACTGTTGGTATTGTAGGAATTTTCATACGAACATACCCGCTGCTTTACTGGCACTACCCAACAAACTAGCCATCCCCTGTATGCGCGTTGCACGTGCTTTCGCCGCCCCTTCCATCCTTGTCAGGCCGGCCTGTAGTTTTAAACCGGTCGCTTGTTCACGCATTCCAAGCGCAGCTACTTCCGCATCGTATGTCTTGTTTCGGATTTGCTCGTCGGCGTTGTTTGCGCTTTCCAGTGCGACAACCAGCGCTGAGTCCTGTCCACTGACAACACCGGAACCGCTGTAATACGCCTGCTGGTTTTTTATAAAATCGGTAGCAATCCTGCTGAAGCGCAACATATCGCGCTCGTTCATAAACAGCTGTTGCTCGGCTTCCTGCTTGGCGACTTTGGCATTGCGCTCCATTACGCGCGCATTAAATTCTGCGGCTGCTCTTTGCGCCTTGGCAGATTTGCTAGCCCCGGCTGCCGACACCAGTCCGCCAGCCAGTGCTGTTCCTGCTGCTACATACACTGCCATTATTTTACCCACGCATATCTATAATGATCTTCTTTTTCCGGCCCAAACTTTGGCATTAAACCTTCCCTCTTCATGCCGACAAACGCGGCAAATTTTTCAGCCTGCGGCCAGCCAACGCGGACATTGGCCTGCACGCGCCAAAAGCCCTTTTCTTCGATGTATCTGGACAAATTGCGTTTGACCGCACGCGCGGCGACAAGCGGATGCTGCTGCATTAAAACGCTCGACAACATCCACGCTTCACCCACGCCCGGCCACAACTCAATAATGCCTGTGGCTAGGCACGGCTCTTCGTCAATCTTCAACGTAAAAGACTCAGCCCTTTCTAATTCCGGCCCATGCTTCGTCCACTGTTGCACCTCTTTGCCAGCCAGAATGGCGTCCGCATCTGACAACATGAACGGTGCCACTTTAACGATCAAAGACTTCAAGCCTTGCGTAAATACCGATAACGGTCAGTGGCAGCGGTTGATCTTGCAGCACGGTTATAAAACCGTCTGTGTCGTAACCGTTGCCAAATTCAATCGTCTTATCGCCGGTATAGAGATCCAGCGCCTGATCCATTTCGTCCGCACTGGATCGAAAAGGAATCAGATCATTGACACTTGAAGTGGGACCGACTTTGACGCCAACACTTCGGTATAGACGTAGCGTGACATCGTGAATGCGTTTTAGTTTGCCTTGGCTAGTGCCATCGACTGACCCGCCCTCGATACGCATCGTCCGCAGCGTTGAATTAAAGCCGAGGCCCACGTGAACTTTTTTTGCCGATCGATCTAACGTAATTGCGCCAGACGATACCGTCTTCTCAGCGTGCGCGGCACCATCGGCGAGTATTGTTACGACCTCCCCCTCAAGATGGCTCAAGCCGCTAATACTGGTTGCCGCGGCCCCGCTATAGGTTAAGCCGCTATCTACAAAAAACGCATTGCCAGCGTCCGTTCCAAAGTCACTTGGCTTGAGATACTCAACAAAGCGTTTGGTTGCTCCGTTAATTTTTCGCTGCACAATAACCCAGACCTGATCCTCATCCAGATCACCGGGAATGACAGCAACACTCTCAACAATGGCTTGCGTTTCCGATGTGACCGCAAGCCGCGTTTCGTCCTCACTTGTTATTGTCAAAAACCCTGTGCCGCTTGGGCTGGTTTCGTTGATGGTCACCACAGCCGCTGCCGGGTTCGCCACCGTAAAATCGGCATGGGCATTTATCGCCGTGTAGATATTATCGGCAGTCGTGTTGTTGTTTGAGTGTGGTCTCCAGCCAGTGCTGCTTGCCGGCGACGATGCACCCGACGCTTCTGACGTAAAGGTTACTTTTTCGCCGTTTGACTTTGTAAGCACCAAGCGTGTGCCTACTGCAATATTTGCATAGTCTGATACCGTTACCGTGCAGCTGCCAGCCTGCCCACCAATTACGTGACGGTGCCACGCGACCACGTCTTCCTCTCGTCTGTATGTCAGGCCGCACAGCTGGCCGTCTGCGCGCACAGCCCAAATGACGTTATCCGGTTCCTGCTGCACATCCAATTGCGTAAAGCCGCCCTCGCTCACATGCTCGGCTAGCAAGGTCATATCCGGCGCAATGTAGCCGTCGACATCAAAGTTATAGACAAGCTCACGGATCTTGCGCTTTGCGCGTTGCAGAAACAGCACCACGTTTCCGGTTGCTACCGGATCGACGTTTGCAGTCCCGTATCGGGTCTGTCTTTTGATTTGTATATTCGTTGGCGATATTGGATCAGCCGTTGTGCCGGATGAGGCAACAAATTCACCGCCACTCGTTCCAATCACCAGTGCGCGACCGGGCGCAAGGTAACGTATAATATTAACTTGGTTAGACGCGATCGTATAAATCATTGAGTCGGCGTCTTCGGCTCCCGTGTTGAATTGCTCAAAGCCGTTTGACTCCGAAAAGAACACCGTTTGTGGTTGGTCGGTTGTGCCGGCAAATACCAGACGTTCCTCAAAGAAACAGATCGCGCCGGGGAACCCGGTGGTCGTTGAAAACGCACCCAGCGACCATTCGTCGGTTGCTTCAAGTTTACCGGCCAGCGTGAAGCTGCTGCCGGCGCTTTCGGCCGCTAGATCATCCGATGGACTGACAAGAATCGTATCATCCGTGACATCGACAATAAGGTAGTCGCCGTTGTTGCTCGACGTGCCGCTAACCGTAATTGTCTGGTTAACCTTAAAGCCCTGCTCAACAAAATTTTTGCCTGTGTCAACGATGCGATCGTTGTGGCTCGCCCCGGTTGATGATGGGTCGCCTTCGACGAAACTGATTGTTGACGCGGCATAGCTTGGCAGTATCTCAGAGTCGCCAGCTAGGTTGGGTTGCACGGCGGCGGTAACCGTTGTCGCGTTTGTGTACCCGGTAATTTTTAAAAAACCGTTGTAGAGTTTAATCAACCGGCCGACATCTGTGCTAGCAAAAAGATCAGCCGATGCAGTAATGGTTGCGCTACCGGTGCGCGCGTTTGATGTCAGCGTCGTTGTTGTTGTGTTTTCGTCTTGGAACGGGCCAAATTCAAAACCGATTTCTGTCAGCGTCCACGCTGTGTGTCCGGTTCTTGTCAGCTTCCGCGGCGCATAGGACGGATGGACGATATACATCGTGTCCGCGCTCTGTGCCATTTTAAGCTCAAACAGGTCAGCGGTGACGTAGGGCGTCGAAATTTCGTAAGCGCTTCCGCCAGATGTTATCTGTCCATCGTCTTTGTAGAACCGGAAATACTCGTTTCCCGCTTCAATTATGTAAGTCTGTTCGCTCGAAAACTCGAAGCTAAACAGCCTTGTTTTTGCCGCGCTGGTTTTAACCTCGGCAACGTAATAAGTGCCGGGGCGGCGCGTAGCGCCGCCGTGAGCGTGGACAAGAAAATTTTCGAGTGTAGAGCAGCCGTTTCTAAACTTTGATAAATCGACCCGACCGTCCAGCCGGGGGCTTAGTTCACCGGCAGTGAAATTTGTGAACGGATAACTAAGCCGCATTACCGCCTCGCGTTTACAAAGTCAGTGGCAATTATTTCGTCGGGTGTTCCTTCTGTTGCGTCTACAAATCTGGCCTCGGAAAGTTTGGCTTGGTAGATGCTGTACATATTCTGTGCGAGGCCGTTTGAGTTAGCGATCGGGTAGGCAAGCTCGGCGGCGAGCGCGGCCGATAATGTCTCAATCAGGCTGGCGTCGTACTCGGTTGGATCAGTTACACGGGCGATGTAGCGAATTTTGACTGTGCCTTCGTCCGTTAAAATTTTGCGTCCCTCAATGACGTATTGGATGCCAAGGTCTTCGCCCTCTACCTCCAGCACTCGGAGGCAATACGGGTCGGCCGGAAGCTGGTAGCTGTAGGCATATTCCCAGCTAGGCGCGTCGGTGTCCTGTGCAAGCTCAACTCGTTTAATCAGGCAGTTCCACGGATGGGCGCGAAAGACAGAGTCGCGGACAAACGTGTAGCGCTGATTGCACAGACGGCCGCTGCGGCTGTCTTCGGTCAGCGAAATAATGTTGGATGCACCAACCGCGTTTAACGCGCTGTTGCAGATATCAACTTCTGAAGCCATGACGATCCTTGTGAAAAAAGGGGCGGCCGAAGCCGCCCCTAATCGTTATCGTCTACGAAACGACGTAGTGGATAATGAAGGAGAGATCCCCTTCAGTTCCGCCAGCGGCCGACATCGTGATGGCTATGTAGTAATAGCCACCCGGATCGCTCGTAGCGCCAGCGAGTTCCCACATCTTCTTACCAACAGTGTTGATATTGGATGCTTCGTGACGAACGTCGGCCATTGCACCAGCGTCAGCGACTGCCGTGGCGAAGGCGTCTTCGTCCACAACAACGCCAGCGGTGGTGTAAATACCGACGTTGAAGGTGTTAGAACCACCCAACGTATCTGAACCGACAAAAATGTGCGGAACAGTACAATTCGATGGTACCGGAGAGAGCATCAAGACATCATCGTCATCTGAATCTCCGGCTGCAACAACGATGGTTCCCTGAGCTACACGCATCACGCCATGTAGATTGGCAACATCGTTAAGCACTGATGGATCAGCTTCAAAGTTGCTGACCAGTGTTGAGTTAGCAGTACCCATTAATCAGCCCTCCTATGCAGATTCATCGCATCCGATAGAAACGACCTTGGATTCTTCCATCCGAGTCGACCCTACGGTACACGCGTAGAACACCTGTGTTGAGAATGACTTATCATCGCGCTCTGTGATGCGCGCCGTGGAGTCTTTTCCAACAGCAAGTAGGATTCCATCCTCAGCCCATGCAAAACAGGTTCGGATGTTGGATGCTACCGCGAGGCGATTGCTTACGTGGAACCGGAATCCGAGATACGAATCCAGCTCACCGCGAGCTAAGGCTTTCACAGTATTGAAATCTGAACTTTTGACTTCAGTCGTATTCAGCAAAGCTGAAATCTGAGCAGGCGCAACAACAATGTGTCGCGGGATGCTCGGATCGATATCCGCCGAGTCCATGACTTCTTTGGCGCTCAGGAGTTTGGCAACCGTCATATCCGCGCTGCCATGTGCGATCGTATTCGCAGCAAGCATTGAGGTGCTGGTCGAGCCAGCTTTGCCGGTTTTAGACGTACCAGTCGCGGCTGCAATAATCTCATCATCGATGGATCGATTCACAGCGCTGGCCGCTGCCTGAGCATAAGTTGATGTCGGATCTGCCAACATTTTAATTTTGTCAGAATCATCAATCAGGTCGGCCCATTCATAGGTTTCAAGGGTTACCATCCGCCTTGAGTGGGGTGTTTCGACAAGGGGGGTATCCCCGTGTCTTGTCGTCCGCTTTACAGCCGCTCACTTATGTTCGCTTCAGTTCGCTAAACTGAAACCGCTTTCGCTGCTATGTGTCGCCACATAGGTCAGATCATATCACCGTCCACTGGGGACGCTCTGCGCTTCGGCTGGGCTTCCAGCCTACTCCCTTTCGGGATGATCGTTGCACCTTCCCATTTCTGGGCTTGGATCAGGATTGTCTACTAGAGAGTTCCCCTGAGTTCACAGAGTTTTCACTAATGCATCACTGCATTAGGCCGCTAACAGCTAACGGAGCCTACTTGGTCGAAAAACGCTTTTTCGCCCGTGACAGACTCTTCACGAACCGCACCGCGAAGGACACTTCCGCGCTGTTGAGCGAGTAGAGCAATGTTGCTCGAAAACTGCTGAACAAACGCTGTGGTGACTTGTGTGGACACAAGATCCTCCTACAGTTGTGGTTGAAAAAAATTTCTCGGCACGCTTCCCTTGCGGACGTAACCTTCACTTAACGACTGATGGTCGGCCTGACTTACAGGCTTGCGGCAAGACCTTTCGGCTACCTTGCACTACGCAACCGCATCGGCTCCATAGATATGCTCATAAAGGCGATTGCGTTCCTGCACGAAGAAGTCGTGCTGCGGATGCTTGCCATCAAATAGAGGCCCGTTAGGTGCCTCAATCTCGCGCAGTTTGTCCTGCGCCTCGGATGGCGTCATCGCCGTGTTAGATTTCTCAAAGCCGGCGA